TACCATGTTCGACAAATAGCCTGCGTACTGCCCTGCCAAACAGTAGATTGAAAGGTTCATTTCTACTGAACGCAGGGTAGCATTTCTACTGAACGGAAACATGGCTCATTTCTACTGAACGCCGACAGAAAGAGCCAACAGCTGTTGACGGTTCTATTAAGGATGCCTATAATAACCTAGGTATTATTGTTTGGTTAAGGCCAGTTGGTGGGCGATTAACTCAGTGGCGAGAGTACTACCTTCACACGGTAGGAGTCACTGGTTCGAATCCAGTATCGCCCATCGACTGGCTTCTGCTAAGTGCCTGTATTGCAATGAATTAGCCCGACCGAACAACGGAAGGCGTATCACGCTAAAGTCCGAGTGACACTGAAAGTGACATTTTAGGGCGATGGAATTGATATGCGCCCGTTGAAAACCCGCAAGCCTTTTACACTTTACAAAAAAGAAACAAAGTCCGGGGCCGTATGGTATGCACGTTACTGGGATGAGGCCACCCAGCGGTATGCTACAACCCGATCAACCGGCGTTCCTGCCGAGGGGAAGAAACAACGCCGCTACGAAGCGGAGCAGTCGGCAAGGGATATGCTATCCAAGATACGATTCGTGCCGACAGCCACGGAAAAATCCTTTGTTCAGTACGTGGCCGACTTCTGGCTTCCCGATTCCCCCTATGTCCGGGAGTGCGCTCTGGTCAAGAAAAAGCCGTTGGCAGCCGCTTATGTCGGCTTGCACCATGAGGACGTTAGGCGGCATATCGAGCCATTCCCGGCTTTCAATGGGATCGGCCTCCGCCAGCTTACTCCCGGCCTTATCCGCGACTGGATGCGGTGGATGGCGGAAAGGGGCGTTAAGGGAGGGCGAATGAACAAGGTTATGCAGGCCATGAGCGTGGCGGTACACTATGCGGTCGCACGCGAAGAACTGGAACGCGATCCGTTCAGGAATATCCATGATGCCCCGGAAACCAGGAAAGAAAAAGGCATTCTCTCTTCCGCCGAACTGGCCAGGCTGATCGGCACGCCTGCGGCAGATCCGCGCGGCCGGCTCGCAGTCCTCTTGGGGGCTCTATGCGGCCTGAGGCTGGGAGAAGTCCGCGGCTTGCTCTGGGGGGACATTGGCGATGGGATTGTCGCTGTATGCCATAACTACGTTGACGATGAAGGAATCAAGGCCCCGAAAAGCGGCAGCGCCGGAACGGTTCCATTTGCCGATGCAGTACGGACGGCCATAAATGAAGTGCGGCAGGTGTCGCTGAATCCCGAACCGGATCAGTTTGTGATGGAAAGCCTGAAACGTCCTGGAAAGCCTTATGCAAAAAGCTATTTTGACGATGCCCTTAAAAAAGAGCTTGCGGCCATCGGCATTGCAACGGACGAACAGCGCCGCCGCAACCTGACTTTTCATAGCCTCAGGCACACATTTATTACTCTGGGGCGACTTGCCGGAATATCGGACTTTGAAATTCAGGCGCTGGCCCGGCACAAGTCCGGAGCCATGATGGAACGGTACAGCCACGCTTCCCAGGTGATCGACTTTAACGCCGCACGGGAGAAAATTGAAAAAGCAATTGAGGTAAAAACAGCGGAATGAAAATAATTAAATGATAGGCTTGCGCATAATGCGTTTTATGCGAATGATGCAACATAAATATATCTGAAAATTAAAAATTTAGCTTGACTTTATTTTTGCTATGATGATACAGTCTGTATAGAAAGTTAATTATTGGCTTACTGAAATACGGAAGCCCCCAAGCCCATCGGTCGGGATAGGCTCTGAATCGTTATGGTTCGGACATTTTTCCGGCGAATGGATTTGGGGGCTTTTTGTTTTCTTGGCACCACAATTTTTTATGGGAGGGATCAATGACCCAGTTCAATACAATTTCGCAGGCTCAAAAAATTCTAAGCATGATGTAAATGACGGAGAATAGACGGGAATTTAGGGAATTTTGCGATATTTATCGGAATAGTGATTGTAATGTGAATTTCATATAGTGTAATAAAAATAGCCGTAATTATCTTTATAAAAAGGCCATTACAGACTATTTTGGCTAATATTCCAAAGGCGTTTGGCTGGCCATTTCTTCCGCTTCCTGCATGGAAGACTCCACTTCGGACGGCCATTTTTTCCGGAGCGCTTCCAAAAGCAGTTTACCATCTTCCTTAAATGCTATGGCAAATGCAAGGGTTTCAATAAAAAGCATGCGGTCATCAAAGCCCTGCCTTTCTTCGCCCGGCGGCACGGTTTCCTCAATGAGATGCTTAATATCTTCTTCTCCCCAAATAGGGCAGTCTGGATAGGACATTTATATCACCCCTTGTGTAAAAATATAGCTGTATTTGCTAGCGTTTTCAAGAAGCCATTTGTTTACCATGTTTTCCGCCTCTTTTATTATCAGATCGTATAGGTTTTTGGCGTTACGGCCGTATTTTCGCATTGCCTGCCCGCCAGCGTGGATCATTAGAGTGGTACCGCCAAGGCCGACTTTTCGCATGTCTTTTACAAGCCCTTTATCGAGCTCTCCGTCGCCTTTTCTCAAATAGGCAAATCGCCCATCCCGTGTAACTGCACGGACCCCATACCCATCGTCTTTGATAATACTTTCTATATCAATGGCTGACAATGCACATCCGCCACTTGGATGGTTATGGGTAAATATATTGTCCTTCACAAGCTCGGGCGGAGGTGCGACTTCATGATCTTTACCTATCACATGAAGGATATGATTGCCGTCAAGCCCAATAATATCGCCTTCCTCATGGTCAAGGTCTTTAATGGCCATTTCCGCTTTATGCAGCGCCTGAGCAATCTTCTTTTCATCCAGTACAAATTTTTCGGGCTTGTTATCCGGCGTATTTTTGAGGCCATCTTCATTTAGTTTTACTAGTTTTACACCAGCCGCCTTCTCATAGTTCCTTTTGGACTTTTCCAGCTTTTGCAGGGCAATATTATTTCTGGACTTCGCCTGGTTCCAGTTGAAAGCCGGATCAACACCATCCGGCACTTGTTCTACTGTGCCTTTGCGCTCGTTAAAATAACTTTTGTATTTTACTGGCGGGGCTTGGGTTTTCGCTGGTACATTGCCGCCGCCAGTACCGTCAAGGCGCGGCGCGGTTGGTATGCCGTTTTCTTCATACTGTTTTTTCCGCGCCTCCGTAACTGCGCGTGTATAGCATTTACAGCCCCAGCCGTTGGGAGGAAAATGGCTGTCCCACCAGGGATCGTCCTTGGGAAGAATTAAGCCGTCCCAGCTTTTGTGATCTTCCCGGTGATGTATGCTGGGGCCTATCCGGTACATCAGATAAGGATGGAGGTCGCTTTCCATTGTTCGTTCATACTGGCCTTTCTGGTAGGCGCTCCGCATATTGACCCGGTAAATTGTTTTCAGGCGTCGGTCGCTGCCAAGCTGGGCGTTGACCGTTTCCCCGGTCAGAAGATCGGTCATTTCTTTTTTACCCCACCAGCCTTTCTCTTGTAAGACAGGCGCGATATTTTTTTTGAATGATTCAAAAGATTGACCTTTCTCCATCGCGTCAACAACTGCGGTATGCAAATCGGCTAACACATCTAATTGCATAGCTTTGGCAACGGTAAAGGCTGTGGCGTGTTCTTCATGCCATACATCCTTATAGGAAAAACCGACCTTGAGATTTTTATTCTTGAGATAGGCAAGGGCTTCTTTCGGTACAATATCAGCCATTATATTGTCCCCGCTGGTGTATCACAATATAAAAAACCTTCAACAATAAACCATGCGTTATATTGTTTATCTACTAGCATACCTAACTGTTTGTCTAATTCGTTATTTTTGAATTCATGTTGTTCACACGAACTGGTATCATCTTCCATGTGACCAATGGGATTTTCCGGTGCATTACATATACCGCCAACAAGTTCAGGTGACTAAAATTTACAAGTAGCGCATATACAATGATCCTCAATAAAATCATGTAGAGCTTCAATGGTTTCCTCTAGTACATTCATATTGCCGTCTCCAAGAGCAAAGCCCCAGACTTTTTACCAGCAATTCCGCTTTGTATTTCAACCCCTGTACCAGCCCGGCGGCCATTCAGAAAGTCATCTATAGCTGATCCCTTTATTGCCTCTCGGCTAATTGTTTTTAAGTTGTTTCCCCATTTGAGATTAGCGACATAATTATCTATTGCCTTTTGTTCGTCTGGTGAATTTGTAAATTTGTTGAGTTTATCGACTACTGTACAAACCCATCCAAGGCAGAATTCGTCTGCTCTTTTTATTTTGTTTTTTGTTGAACGCACCCTTGTTAGTCGCTTTGTATATTCACCACGAGCCTTTTTCAGTTTTCAAAAAAGGACTTCTGTGATAAAGCAGGCTATTTGTACACGATGTTCAAGTCCTACAAATGTATGCCCATACCAGCCCATGATCCAAATATCACCGGATTCTGATTCATGCCCTTTGTGCCATCCATAAGCAGATTGACAGCCGAATGCTTTTGCTATACTTGTAATAAGATGTAACTCATATATTGGCGACTTTTCGTTTCCGTTACCTTTTATATCTTCCTCAATGACTTCAAATTCTCCTATTTCATTGCGTTTTATGTTATGTTCTATCATCAGCTTCTGCGCCATTTCAAGAGCAAGAGCCGCTTCGTTTGCACTAGACGATCTTGACAATGCAAATAATTTTTTTAGTTTTGTTTTTATTTTTTCAATGTCTGTCATCACTCCCCTTTATCGCTCTATTTTTTTTCAAACTGCCCACAGGATGGCGTTTTGCATTTTACTTTTTTCATTCCGTTACTTGTTCTGCTGTCTTTACTCTTATCGCAATAAAAGAAAAATGAACCTCCGTATTGCCATTTCTGAATATGCTTGCAATCTTTACATCGAGTTGATGATTGTTTCTTTAATTGTGATGCGTCAAAAAGAAAATCAGACATCACTCCCCCTTGTCAAATTCAGCATTGCCCAGAGCGCGGGCTTTGAATGTGGCAACTGCGATGCACTCGGCGATTTTATCTGACGGCCAATTCTTTACCAGCTTTTGGAGTTCTTCTCGAAACGATTCAAAGTTTGTGGCCGCATTCGCAGCCTTTTCAATAACGGCGGCAATGTCATCTGAAATCTGAACGTACCCGCTTTCCTCAATCAGCGCATCAAGTTCATCCTGCGTATTATTCCGCTCGGCGTTCAATTCTGGTTCTTCCTGTTTGCCGCTTTCATTGCCGGAGTTGGGAATTTCGTATTTCGGCTGGCCTCCGATTGTTTCATCATTCTTATCAGGATTGGAAAGGCCCAGAATAGAGCGAACCTCATCTGCTTTGACCTTGAGGCCCTGCGGCCCCAGCTTTTCTACCGCATTAATGATTTGTTCAATATTTTTTTCGTCAGGCTTGAAAAGATCAATGCGCGGATAATTTTCTTGCTCTCCGTAATTAAAATTGATATAGGGAATAGTGATAGCGGCGTTTAGCGTTTCGATTACCTGCTGGATGTCGCTGTCGGCAATATCATCACGCACTTTATCGTGAGTTTCGCTCTGCGCCCTGCTCGATCCCTCGTCAGTAGTCATTGTCTGGCCCAGGACAAGTTTGCTGATCTGTTTGTCGATCCAATCGGACATGGATTTATAGACACCAGAAGTCTCGCTGGTATGCTTTGCTTCGATAATTTCAAGTAATGCGGTTTCAGGAATCACCGCGCCGAAGTCCTGGCCAATGGCGGCAACCGCACGTTTTAGCGTAGCGCGATCCTGTTCGGTCGCTTTTTTGCCGTATTTGCCAATGCGGATAGGATAGCCGTAACGGTCAATAAAGGCGGCCCAGCTTGTCACGTCGTAACTTTTGAGCATCCAGTAATACAACGCCGGAAGCGCCAGCCCAGCCGTTATCTGATTACCGCTGATAAGATGAGGCTCGTGTACCACAAAATGAAACTGCTTGAGCGGTTCCAGTTCGCTCCCCAGGGCGGCGCGGAGCATAAGCGTTCTGCCGGTTTCCTTATCGTATTGAAACCAGCGTGGGTCGCGGAATTTATACTGCTTTGGCTTCCACGGTGTTTTGTCTGTATCCCAGATAATTTCAGAAACAGAAAAGCCCTTGGCTAGAGCGTCCAGCATATCCCGAATCAGTGTGTACAATTTAGCAGTAGGATTTTTTACAATATCCCGCTCCACAGCATAGGCGAGTTCCATATCATGCTTAGCATCACTGGCAGGGACAACTTTTATATCTAACCCGGTGATCGCATCTTTCCTGGTAGAAATTACTGAACGATAATGCAAATCTTTTAATTCAATGTCCTGGGTAAGTTCCAGATATTCTGCCGGACATTCGCCGCGCTTTACATCATTGAGAATTTGCGCCATGCGTTCAGGCGTGATGCTTTGCAAAAGCGAGAAGTCCCCCCACGGATGGCGATTTGTATAGGGAACCGCCATAGCTTGTTCATCATCAGTATCGTCAACGGCATTTTCTATTTCCGGCTCCTCCGGTTTGCCAAAGAAAAAATCTCTCAAATCTTTTAATCGTCCCATATTTCTTTCCTCCCCCTGTAACGGTTTTCCGTTTCTACAGCCTCATAGGTCATCGGTTGATAGCCTTTCGCGTCATCTTCCTTTGCGGCATAGAACGCCATGAGTTTGCCGATAGCCCCGTCACCGTGCCGCCGTTCCCTGGGGCCGCCGCTTCGTTCAAGCACGCACGGCACTCCGGCTTTAAGACCGACCACCCTGAAATCATCCCGGATAAAAGGATCATCAGGAATATTCGTTGTACCATCCTCCATACTGCCCTTGAGACCTGGAAAATTTTCGCTGTACCATTTTAGAGAAATCATTACTTGGTAGACATAACCGGGCCATTCTTGGGCAGCGTATTCGGCGATCATCTGACCGTTGCCCCGCGAGTCAAAAGCCGCGCTTCCCAGATTCGGCAGGGTGTCCATAACGTATTTAATAACTTGCCACTGCTGGGCAAATGGAACATTGCGTAATTCGATTACTAAAAATGTAATCAGCCGTCCATCCGGCATTTCCTCATCAAAAAACATACAGGTAAGATCGCCAGACCGGGCAAAGTCCTCTCCGATGTAAACCGGATTTGTATGGGTCAGCAGAATATCGCGGATTTCATGTTTGAGAAATTTATCAAATTCTTTGAGCCGTTTTTCTTCTTTCTCAAAGGTAAAACTGTCCTCACATGATTTGCGTATAACAGCCACACTATTATCAGAAACGGCCTCAAGCAATACAGAAGGAAAATAACGGGTTCCGGCCCGGACTGGAATACAAAACAACTCCTCATCCGCGCCATCGCCATAGCTGTCTATTATTTCTTTGCGCCAGGCTTCCTGTGCTTCAGGTGTCCATGTTTTCTTTTGAACCAGGCAAATCCTTTTGTACAGACCCCGCGCGAGGGCTTCGTCAAATGTTGTACTGTGGAGGCTGTAGTCTTTTTTCCTTTCTTTTATTTCCTGGATAAGTTCATTGAACTCATTATCATCGCCGTTATGCGTTGATAAAATCCTGATACAACCACCCCACATAAGAAGCGCCATTGCCGCTTTTAAGAGCGCCGCCAAGTCTTCGACAAATGCGGCCTCGTCAATGATAACTCTTCCCTGCTTGGAACGGAGAGAACGTGCTACCGATGGCAGACACCAAATTTCATAGCCTGAAGCAAAATGGATGCGGTATACGTTGATGTCCTTGTCCTCATCCTTGAGTACAACCTCCTCAAGTTCAGATGCCGCTGCGTTAATGTGTTTTGCCCAGAACGCGCAGTCCTTCGCAAATTGCTGGGTCATCTCTTTGGAATATGAAAGGTAGTATGAAGATTGCCCACCCGCTTTTTTTGACTTCGCGGCTTCCATCACAGACGCAAGCGCTTCTACATAAGACGCGCCGATGCGCCGGGATTTTTCCCAGACTTTGACTTTGGATTCATCTTCTATCCATTTTTTATGATAGGGAAGGAGTACATCTTCAGTCATGGGGTTTGTTTTCCGTCCTCTTATTCCATGCGGCAATGGCTTCTTTTTTTGTTTTGAAAAACGCAGTTTTTATCCAAATCATTGAACCATCGCCACAAACATGATATGTGTAGTAAAACGATTCGTTTTTTAGATTTTGATATTCACTTAATAAAGGTATTTCACCGCAAAATGGGCATGGATTTAATTCTTCATTCATTTTCAAATCCCCAAAATTTTACGCTGGATATATTCCACCTTGGCTTTGGACAGCCCGGCTTCCTCCCCTTCCTTCTCTACTATCTCTGCGGCATCGGCAAGCGCGGCTTTCCGAATGCTCTCCGTGCGCTCGGCGTTCAATTTTTCCGCTTGCTCAAGTTCTTTTAATCCCCGCGAAATTTTATAGAGCATATCTGCCGCTTCCGTGCTTTTCATTTCGGGGTCGCTACGGATTTCGTCAAATTCTCCCATAAGGTCAAAGATAGCAACGCGCATCTGCTCATTGATAACCTTGCCGAGAGTCTGCCTGTTTTCACTGCCGTATTTGTCAATATAGGCATCGGCTATTTCTTGGGCTTGGCGGTTCTTTTCCGCGAAGCGTTTCATCTTTTGCGCGTAGCGGTTCATCGCCGATTTTGAAATAAGCGGTTCCCCAGCCTCGGCATTTATTGCGTCCACAATTTCCAATTGTGTCACTGCTGGATTGTGGAGCATTTCAATTAATTTATCGCGGAGTTTTTTAGGCAGTTTATCAACGGCGCTTTTCTGGCCCATCCTATGCCTCCGGAGGCGGGTCTATGCCCTCGGCGCGGGCGTTGCCCTGGGCCACGTCAATTCCCGGTCGGGTGATATGCGCGTTAATAAAGCCGGAATCGCCCATCCTTGTAGCTTTTACATAGCCGCGATTCTCAAGCCAGTTTATCTGCTCATTGACTTCGGCGATTGAACAATTATGGCAATGGGTTTTCAAGAGCCGCTGTATCATCTCGTTGGACAGCACACGCCCCGGAGCGTTTTCTATCCCCTGCAGGATGATGATGCGCCGGAGCGGTAAAAAAATGTTTTCCATGTTTATTTTCCTGCCGGCGTGTTGTTTATAAACCAGTTTTGGATCGACTGCAGTATTGGCTTGAAGCCCCTTAGCTCGCCCTCGATAATGCTAAGGCGGTTTTCAAAGCGCTGGGACATGGTATTCTCGAGCGCCTTGACGCGCACGTCCATGTTCGCCACCGAGTCCTTGCGGCTGTCGGTTTCCTGCTTTATGGCCGCCTCTATCGACTTTTTGAACACATCGAATTTTTCGTCCTGCCTTTTTCTCCAGTACTGGAAAACCGTGAACGACAGCCCGAAAACCGACAGAAACGTGCCGACTGCCGTTAGTACAAATTTTGCTATTTCCATATACCTCTCCGATTAAAAAAATATATATAAACCATTGTCATTTTCAGATAACGGCGGTTAATGTGTTTTTATATGAGCCTAAAAAGTCGGCATACCTTGAACGCTATGTAAAAAAAAATTAAAGCGCCCAGTGCTATGACAATAATAAGCCGGGAAGTTGCCTGTCCTTTATATTTTTCCTTCTCCAGCTTTTCCGTTGCAACCTTGCCTTCCAGATTGGCGATTTCGCCATTCATCAACGAAAGCTGGATCAACTGGTCTTGTGCGTACTCGTTGAATGATTGCTCCGACCTCCTCTGCATCTTCCTGGCTTCCGCTAATTGCCTGTTCAAGTTCCCGGATTCCGCCTCCAATCTGGCCGATCTCGTTTCGGAGTTCTCGGCTCTCGCCCTCAAGTTTTGTACCTGTAATAGCCAGTTCCGTCTCTCCGTTTCTGATGTCTCCTTGTATTGTTCGATACTCCGCAGTTCCGTCTCCGAGATCAAATACCAGGCCTCTTGATCCTCTGCCCGTAGTAGTACATCCGCCAAGCAAAACAATACAACCAAGATAAAAAAGAACCGTCTTTTTAAGCACATTGCCCCTCCTAACCTAGCCTCTCTTGAAAAACCGCAAGCCATACCCCTTATAATGGTCTGCCCAATCCCTCGGGCTATAAGGAACACAAAACCCGTCCGGTTCGTTGAGCAAAGTATTTTTATAGGGGTCTGCTATTATAAAGTACCGGACAGTATGCCCGTCATCGTTCCCGATATTTTCAGGCCTGTCCTCATACCCAACCACAGAAACGTAATGCCCCTTGATTTTCAATGCCGGAAATTTCATTGACGCCATAACGGGCAATCCTTTGTCTATCTCGGCGGCAATTTGTTCCGCCGCAAATGTATGGTACGCCGCCGCAGGGCCCATTGGAACGATGAGCAAACAAACGTATACCGTCAAAAAACGGGCTTCTTTTGTCATTTGCCAGCCAGTCCAGATTGTCCTCGGGCTGTTTGTACGGTCCCGGGATTTTGCCCACTTCGCCTATGATATCAAGGCATTGCGCCCCGGCTGTACGCTGGCAGGCATTCATGCCGTCCCTCTCATTGTTAGTCTGGACATAAAAATCGGCACGGTCCGGCAATAATGATTTTTTCATTTGTTTTCCCCTTTGGTTGCTGCGGAGCCGGAGATGTTGGTATTTACATTTGCGTTGATGGTTGTTTGCAGGTTGATGTTTGCTTTTTCGACGGCTTTGCCCAGGGCGTCCAATAAAATATTGCCGCCGATAAACAGTATCGCCGTTCCTCCCCATATCCAGAGCTAAACTTGACCCACAATTAACCATGCAGATGCTATAATTTTTCTAAAAGCCAAAACTCTTGGAGGGGATATGGCGGGAAAGAAAACATTTAACATGGAAGATGAATTTGCGGGGCTGGACTGCAAT